TGCTTGATATGGTGTGTAAGATGTATACCAAGAGGGATTCTCAAAAACATTTCTTTGTATTACTGGAGGTGTGATTGTTCCATAATATCCTTGACCAATCAAACTCCTTTTAACTTTATTTTGGCTTGCGATTTCTTTTAATTCTGAAAGTGCCTCTTGCTCACTACATCCATTAGGTAACTTGTAATCTCCTCGTAGTAAAATTGAATCTGGAACTATTTGTCTAACAAGTTCATCTAAACTAGAAAGACCCAAATCCTCTAGCATTTGAGTCTGTTCTGTTTCGGTAATACCGATATGTCTTGAAATAAATTCTGTCATTAAATACCTTGATCTTTTTGACTTTTAAAGAAATCTGATAGTGATGATTGTAGTTGACCCTCATTTTCTTTTGGATCTAATTTATTATAACCTTTAATTTTTTTCCAATCATTATACATTGCCTGTAGAAACCAACTTGAAGCAAGACTATCTGCTCCTGATTCTAGTAATTGTACTTGTCTTGATGATAGTTGACGAGACTTAATATCAATGTATTCTGATCTCCAATTGGAATCATCGTATAGTGGTGTTGTCATTATCCGTATGTAAAAGTTTTTCCTTTGATTTGAGATTGACCTTCTGGGTTTTTACCCTGTGGTTTGAATTTTCCTAATTTGACATTTTTTGATTTGCCGAGTCCACCTTTTCTTGTTGCTGATAGTGTACCAGTTTTTTTCGTTTGTGTCAACACAGAATCCTGTCCATACTTTTTACCAAGTGCCTTCACTGTCTTTTTAAACTTTCTCTTACCCATCTTACCTGATGAGACAATATGACTTCTTTCTTTTACTTTCTTCTCCTCACCAGTTTTTTTATCTTTCTCCATATAAGATCCAGTCACTTTTGTAGCACCACCTAATCCTCTACCACGAATATCCCTATCTAATTGTTTTGCTCTTGCACGATTTTCCTTTGCAGATTTATCTGCTCTGGATGCAGACAGTGCAGCCATTCCACCTTTATCAGATTTACTTTTGATTCTACTGAGACTACTCTCGTCTAGGAACTCCTTAAATGTCTTCATCCTTCATACTTATTTTTAAGTATTTATTATCGGATGATTTGTATGTCATCATCTTCTGTCCACAATTCCACTTTGTTTCTAAATCTACCCTCTGCCTTCAACTTCTCATATCTCTTCCCTGCTTTCTTTTTCCACCATGAAATAATATTATCAAGATAAAACTTATCCCAGTTCTGACCACGAATTAATTTATCATGCTCACCATTAATAACTTCACGAACATTACCATATCCATAATCAGATATGTAGAATCTCTTCTTTTCAGTCAAATTATAGGCCATATCAATAACATCATTAAACTCCTTTAACTTTGCTTTATCTTGAAGACTATTTTTAATAATAGATATCATTTTTCTTTGTCTTTTTAATTTTTTTGATGATGCGCGATTTTCAGTGAGTGGTTCGTTATTATTCCACTCAGTAAATTTATCATGCAGATTATGGAATGCCTCTTTGTATAGAACAGGAATAAATTTACTATCAGTTAAACCTTTAAATCTCATAAAAGGTTTTAATCCATCGTATTGTGATGATGAACTACTTGATCCATAGAGAGAGGTAGTTTCAAATAATGCAATATCTTTTTCAAAGATATCATTTAGTTTTTCTCTAATATAATGTGACACACATATTAATGCTAAAAGTTTACCACCAAGATAATTATATCCAAATGGTTGAGAGGGAACTATAGCAAATCCCATTACCGTATGACGATTAAATATCGTCAAATTAGGTGCTTTACCTAACCATTCATTTCTAGGTTTTGAATTAATTAAAGGCGATTGTAAGCGAATAAACCCAACTATTTTATTTGTATTTTTTTCATACACCATCAATCTTAGTTCACGGCCAGGAATATTATCTTCATTATTGTGAGAGGAGACAGATCTTAATAAATTTTTAAAATATTCATGTGGTATTCCATTATTAAATCTTTCACCAACAAGACGAATATCAAAATTCATATCTTGTGGATGAATATCCTCATTTAAAAAATAATCTTTCGGATCATCAAGCGGATTAGAATATCCTATAACAGATTTTTTAACAGCACGAAGATACTCTTCAAGATCAGTAAAATTTTTAAAATAATCTATAAACTGATCCGCTGCCCATATTGCTTTATCTTCATCAATATGTTTAATTGTCATTGAATAATTGGCATTTTTCCCATAGAGTTCTTAAGTAAATCATATTCCATTTTTATTTCAATAATCTCAGTGAGATCTTTTACCGATTGTGACATGCCACGATATCCATTACCAACATAGATTTGGCCTGCCATGACTGCGATAGTTGCAGCACCCCAGAAGATGTAATACATATTTGATTTAATCTGATGTTTAATTTTTTGAATTGGTTTCTTGCTCGTTTTCATAGTTTTTACTAGGATAATAAACCTCAACATATGAATGACATCGAGGACATGATAAGTTTGTTACCATACTATACTCTGCTTCATCAAAATCGTCAAGATCATGATCTCCACCCCAGATAAGTTCGGTATTACAATGCCAACAATTCATAATATTAATTTTTTAGTTGGTGTTGATAATTTACCAAACATTGAATTAAATTGTTCAATGATTTCTGGTTGAGGATCTCCAATGTAAACAAGATACTTTTTAGTAACTTCTATTGCATCTTTTTGAAGTAAAGGAGACCAAGGAGCAAATGCTATCCTACCTTCTTGAGGAGATGGGACAGCAACAATTGGATTCTCAATTTTTATATATTCTGATGTATCTTCAACAACGTCGGCTACTACATCTTCACCAGACCACATACGAATTAATTTAACAGTCATTATAAAAACTTTATTGATTATATTCTAGCAAATAATAAATGATTTGTAAACTACTTAAATTCACACTCCACCATAATTTCAGTTAAACATGCTAAAAGATTTATTTCTTGATCAGCAACAAATGCGACCTGATATTGATATTTGGCCAGAACAAGAACAGCAGCAGGTATGGAACTAGAAACCAAAGTTTCATACATGCTATCGTAAATACGACGAAAGATCATAGTAGGATCATTATCTAAATTATCATTTACCCATTTACGAACCTCAGAAAAATTTTTCTCTTTGAGTTTTTTGATAAGTTCATGAACTTCAACATCAGTAAAAGTTGCTAAAATTCCAGAATCTATTTTACCTCCAACTGAGTATCTTTGACACTCATTAAGAACTCGTCTCCAATCAGGAAAATATTTACTAATGAGTTCAGCAATAACTTTTTTATCATAATCAATTCTTTCACTATCAAGAATTTGAATCATTCTTTGAAAAAATTGCGAAGCAATGACGGGTTTGTTTTGTTTAGTAATCTTAAAGTTAATAACAGAACACCTACTATGGAGAGGCGGTATAATTCTGTTTGCGTAATTACAGGTAAAAATGAACCTGCAGTTTCCGGAGAACTCCTCAATATTCGCTCTGAGAAGGAGTTGTACGTCGGGAGTGGTATTGTCTGCTTCGTCAATGATGATGACTTTATGTTTCGACTCGCCTGTAAGAGAGACGGTAGATGCAAAGTTCTTCGCGTTGTTCCGAACAGTGTCAAGAAAACGACCCTCATCCGATCCATTAATAACATAATGATCTGCTCCAATTTGATTGCATAATGCTTTTGCTACAGTTGTTTTACCAACTCCCGGTGGGCCTGATAACAACATGTGTGGTATTTCTCCCTTCTCTACAAAATCACTAAAAGTTTTTTTAATATTGTCAGGGAGAATACACTCATCAATTGTTTTGGGTCTATATTTTTCAACCCATATAAAATCACTCATACCCAATCAGGTTTACGATCTGGTTTTCTAAGATAATTATCGCACACCCAAGGTTTAGATGCAATATATCTTTTATATTTGGTAAGAATATCAATACTTGCATCATGCTTAAACTCGTCAGGCCCTGCAAAGGCAAATGGAGTTGCTTCCTTATGACAATCTAATGTCTTACCTGTTCTTTGCTCAAACACTTCTTCTGCTGCATTCATTGCAGTTTGACATGAATGCACTTTTCCATATCTGGTTTCATACTCTTTGAGTAATCCAAATCCATGTTGAATCAACCAAGCAGTATTGGCAACATTTTCTGCTGCCCATACTGTGCATGGATGTCCACGAAATGCTCCCTTCTCTGTATTATAAGGGGTGCCATCTTTCTTGGGTAGTAAATCATTACCCCAATCATAGTACCATTTAGAGAATACTACTGCCAACATTTGACAAGTCTCTAATGGCATCTTGACCACATGTTTGTCAGGCAACACTTGTGCTGAAACATTTGGGTCAGGATCGGTCACAAAAATGTTCATAATAAAGTTTAATTAATCCCATTGTAACATGGGAAGTATTTTTTGCCAACAATTAATTATTAGATTGTTGACGATTTAATTTTTTCTTAGTAAAAACAAGATTATCTTGATCATTAGAACCATTTTTATCTACCGATAACACATGATGCAACTCTGTACCCTTTAGAGAAATAAGATTTTTTGTTTCCCATCTATCAAGAATATCAGTTGTATGCTCTGCTTGAGCCTGCATCATTTGAACTGTACTAATGTTTCGTGCATCATTATTAACACGAATAACACCCGACTTTTTACACTCTTCAAGTATTTCATTATAGTGCTTGGTAAATAATTTTTCTCTCTGATTCAAATCATATTCAGAGGCAAGAGTATGATATGCAAAGAAGGAATGAGTTTTGTGATCCTTATGTCTTCTTTGTAATTGAATTTTGTTACCATCATCATCAAGAATTAACTCACCTGTCTTATCATCGGTCTTGTATCTTGGTTCAAAATTATCATCTGAATTTTGAAGTTCAATCAACTTCTTAACCAACTTAGTTAAGAATATTTGTGGCTTCTTGATTTGCTTTAGACTCTTGATGTTAAAAGTAAGTGAACCGTGATTCTTTCCATACTTACATAATCTTGCTAATGATTGGAATAAGTGTCTGAATATCTCTTTACTTACTAACTCCGGATAAAGAGTTTTAGGTAGATTCTTAGCAACCCACAAGAATAATTCATTGTTAAAATCTATCTGAGGATTAATTTGATCATCGATAACTTGATACATTGAAGTCAAAGTTGCTTCACTTCCACAGGATCCGTTCCTTAGATAGTGTAAAAATTCTGCTAAAAATCGAACGTCACCTTTCTTTTCTAGGTGATACTTTTCACCTGTAAAGATCTTTGGTAAGTTTTTAAACAGTGTCACAATTGTTGGATGTGATGCTGTAGTGTTGATCGCAAGAGATACAGCAGTAAATTCTGTTGATCTCTTTTCATTAACTGTCATCTCTTCAGATTCATTCAAACTGATAATTTGATCTCTGATTGCTCTAATATCACCACCAACAACTGATTGTAATATTACTTCTGTGTTTAGTATCTCAAGTTGAAGATCGCTCAAACGATCATTCTCAGTGTCATACAATGAATCAAAAGTAACATCTCTGAGTTCTTCTTCAAAAATGTTACCCTCAGTATCTTTAGATATTACCTTTAAGTTAGCCTTTAATCCATGATGAAGAAATGGGACTATGGCAAATGCCAGTCTGTTTTGACCATCAAGAATAATATACTCAGCACCAGCACTTTGCTTTTCTAATAACCATTCAATCATCTCAGACCATAGTTTTTCTAACTTAGGTTCTGTTCTCTTCTTATGCTCTAAATTAGTTAATACTAACGAGATATTACAAATAAGAAAACCTTGCACACATCCATCAGTGCCGAGGAGTGAGGCAAGGTATTCTAATGCTTTTTTGTTTTTATTATTTTTCCACTTCTTTTCTTGTTGTAATCTTTGCAACCATTTGTTGTATGAAATAAGTTTACCTGTTTTCCACAAGTCTGCTATTACTTCTAAAGTTACCTTACAGTCTTTTACTTGTACTTGACGAGAAAGTTTTGCATTTAAAAAATTGGCTTGGCAAGCTGCTTTAGTTGATGAAGTAGTCATCTTAATCTCCTGAAAATAATACGTGTAATTTTTTCTTAGTTTAAAGTCGGACAATACGATCGTAACCATCTTATTCGACTCTTAGTTTAATGACGCGGATGAATCCTTTGCGGTCAATACTATTTATTATATATGTAAAAAATTATTTGTCAACCTCTATAAATTTTTTGTTTTCATAATCATATCTAGGATGAGGATCTGCAGGAACCCAAGGATTTTTCGATGCATTTTTGATGACTATGAATTTATCTTTAGCAAACGTACCTGCAATCTGTACTTCAATGTCATCACCATCTTTCCAATTAATCTCTCCTTTGAGATTTGTATGAAGCATGGCTTCTTGTATCTTGTCGATAATTTCTTGTGTAAGTTTCATTCTACTATGTCAAAGTGCCATTTAATGTGTTTAATGTAGTCAAACGTGCAACCAATATCTTTGTCACACTGAATGTCATATTTTCTATCACAAAGAAAATTTCTCAATTCCTGAATGGATTGAAATGAACCTTGTTGTTCAAAATTTTCGTTGTAAAGAATGTATTTCATTTCTTTTTAAATACACCTAATTTAGCAAGAAGGTAAAGAGATAATGCTGTCCAGAATACGACTTCTAGTCCGATGTTGTTCATTATGTAGATAACTGAATGATTTTAGATATATCAATTACTGCAAAGAAGGAAG